GGGTCTGCTCAAAGACACTGCACAACAAGTTGCATACACGGCCAAAGAAGAAACACTACATGGTCTTGCTGGCGTTAAGATCGTAAATACAATTCGACAAGAAATGCCAGAATTATTTGACGCTGAATTGGAAGCACGCATTCTGCACGAAGCCAAAGAATCATACGACGCAGAATCCAAAATCATTGATTGGATGATTGGTGACTATAAAGATTCAAGAATCAGTGCAGATATTCTCAAAGGATATGTACAAAAGCGATTAAATGATTCACTAGAAATGATTGGATTCAAAAAGATTTTCAATGTGTCTCAAGAAATTATTGATTTGACTATGTGGATGGATGAAGATGTAATGGGCAATACTATGACTGATTTCTTTCACAAGCGTCCAGTAGAGTACTCAAAGAAAACACAGTCTATCACATTCGACGATCTATTTTAATATATATGAGCAAAGACATTTATTGGCTAAACAAAGACAGCGTAACATTTCTTGAAAGAGGATATCTACCCAAGGGTCAAACACCCGAGGAACGAATTCATGAAATATCAAAGGCTGCTGAAAAAATTCTAAAGAAAAAAGGATTTGCTGAAAAGTTTGAGTCTTATATGCACAAGGGATGGTATAGTTTATCATCCCCAGTGTGGGCAAATTTTGGCAATGGTCGAGGATTGTCTATTTCATGCAATGGTTCATATGTGTCAGACACAATGAATTCTATTCTAGAAAAGACTGCTGAAGTGGGTATGCTTACAAAGTATGGTGCCGGAACGTCTGGTTATTTTGGAGAACTGCGAGCCAGAGGCACACCAATCAGCGTCGGTGGGTCCAGTTCTGGTCCTGTTCATTTCATGGAAATGTTTGACAGCGTGACTAGAGTTGTTTCACAATCAAATGTTCGTAGAGGTTCATTTGCTGCATATTTGCCAATAGATCATCCGGATATCATGGAATTTCTTGGTATTCGTGAAGAAGGTCATGCTATTCAAGATTTGAGTATTGGTGTTTGTGTCAACAACAAGTTCATGAAGAAGATGATTGATGGAGACAAAGACGCTCGCTCAATTTGGGCAAAAGTGCTCAAAAAGCGTTTTGAAAGTGGTTATCCATATATCTTTTTCAGCGACAATGTAAACAATAATGCCCCTCAAGTATACAAAGACAAAAAGATGAAGATATATGCCAGCAATCTTTGTAGCGAAATTTGCTTGAGTTCGTCAGCAGATGAAACATTTGTTTGCAATTTATCATCTATGAACTTGCTTCATTATGACGATTGGAAAACAACTGACGCTGTTGAAACATTAACATACTTTCTTGATGCTGTGATGGAAGATTATATTCATGCAACTGAAAATATTCCGTTTCTCAAGGCTGCTCATAACTTTGCTAAAAATCAAAGAGCACTTGGTATTGGAGTTCTTGGTTGGCATTCATATCTGCAAAGCAAAATGATTGCGTTTGAAAGTTTAGAAGCCAAACTGCTCAATACTCAAATTCATCGTGTTATTCGCGACAAGAGTATTGCTGCAAGCAAAGAAATGGCAGAAGAATATGGTGAACCAGCATTGCTGAAGGGTTATGGGTTGAGAAACGTCACCACAATGGCAATCGCACCAACCACAAGCAGTTCATTTATTCTTGGTCAAGTATCTCCTTCTGTTGAACCGCTAAACAGCAATTATTATACAAAAGATTTGGCTAAAGGTAAGTTCACTTATCGCAATCCATATCTTGAAAATGTACTAGAAAAGCATAGCAAGAACACTCAAGAAGTATGGAAGAGTATTCTGCACAAGGGTGGTTCTGTACAACATCTTGAATTTTTGAGCGATCATGAAAAAGAAGTGTTCAAGACATTTGGTGAAATCAGTCAAAAGGAAATTGTAATACAGGCTGCTGCTCGCCAAAAGTTTATTGATCAGGGGCAAAGTATAAACTTGCAGATACATCCCAAGACTTCGGTCAAAGAAGTCAATCAATTGATTATATTTGCTTGGGAACAGGGTGTAAAGTGCCTATATTATCAACGTGGCACAAACCCAGCCCAAGAACTTGGACGAAGTATCCTTGATTGTAAGAGTTGTGAAGCTTAAATATTATAAAAACAACACAAACCGCCAATAACATGGCGGTTTTTTTGTGGACTCAACTATTTATATACTAAACGCATATATACACTATGAACAACAGAGATCTTATCAAAAAAGCCATCAAAAAATTAGTATTACAAGAAATTGCCAACAATCAATTTGGTGTACAAGTACACGTAGATAATGCCGACAAAAAAGGTTCTGATGCCTTGGGCAAAGCAATGGGTAAAAATAATGCTGGCAACATCATTGGAACTGGCAAAACTGCTGGATGTGATGACAATCAAAAGGTTGAGTTGAGCAAGAACGCAGAAGACAACTATGATGTTGTATCAGTTACCAATGAGTCAGAACGCAAGATTGCTCGTGGTGTTTCACTTGAAGCTGCTATGGAACTTGTAAAGAAACATGCAGGTGATTCTGAAAAGACATATGTTCAAAAAGCATATGACAAAAGTCTAAAAGGATTTGGAAAGAAACCAGCCAAGGTTGATGAGAAAAAAGAAAATGATACTATGGATGATGCTGATGAAGAATTGCAGATTGATATTGCAGATGACAATACTGAAAAAGCAGATGTTAAAGCAGACAAAGAAAATGGTCCAATCAACAAAGATGTATCTGCATCAATGGGTGGAGAAATGGTAGATAAGATTGAAAAGATTATTGATCGTATCTTAAAGAACAAAGCTGATGCGAAAACAGCTCACTTAAAAACGGACAAAGATATGGAAAGTTCAGACAAGCTTACCACAAAACTAAAAGACACTCCTGCTCTCAAAGAAAAGAAGTAATAATTTATGAACAAACGTGAATTACAATACGAAAAAAATAAAATTCATGAAGGCATAGCTGATTCATTATTTAGTGAATTGACCAATTTTCAGAATTTATCCGCGCTTGTTAAATCGGTTGCATACGGTATGCCCATAGCACTGTTGGTTGGATTTTTTCCACAAATACTAAACAGTTTTATAACAGATATGCCCCAATTTTTTGCCGACAAAAAGTTTGCAAAAGAATTTCAAAAATATTGCACATCTCGTGCGGAAGAATTAAAAAAAACACCAGATATACAAAATGCTATTAGAAAAGGTAATACCAAAGAGCTAATTGCGGCAATAAAAAAGAACATGTCTTCTAAAGATGAGAAGATTCATAGAGAAGCACTGCATAGAGGTTTGGGAAAAAGACAAAGTGATATTGATCCACTTAAATACACCGGTGAGCAAGATTCCGGTTATCGTGATGATATTATTGCTCAAAATCTGAAAGGAACCGAAGATCACGAGGGTGGAATATATCCAAAGCTGGCAAAAATATTAAAAAGTAAGAAAAAACCATCCACGTTGAATGCGAAAGAAAAGCCAGAAGAATTTCTAGCAGGATCTATTCCGGCGATGGCAGAATCTAAAAACACAATGAAAAAATCAGAACTCAAAGCATTGATACAAGAAGTTGTAGAAGAAGTTTCTAAGATGGAAAATCCATGTTGGAAAGGCTATAAAGCATATGGCACAAAGAACAAGGGTGGTAAAGAAGTTCCAAATTGTGTGCCTGTAAATGAAGAAGAAGAAGTTGAAGAAATATATGAATCAACCAAATGGGATATTATTCCAGAAGGCGATGAACATACATGTGAAGGTGATGAATTTTATGAAATGTATGGTGATATGAATGCTGATGCTACATTAGAAGAAGCAGAATATCGTGGTCGCAAAGTAAAACTTGGCAAGCCAATGCGTGGCGATGTAAAAAAATTCAAAGTGTTTGTTAAGAACCCAAAGACAGGTAATGTAAAGAAAGTAAATTTTGGTGATCCAAACATGCGTATCAAAAAGAGCAATCCAAAGCGTAGAAAGAGTTTCAGAGCAAGACATCATTGCGAAAATCCAGGTCCAAGAACAAAAGCAAGATATTGGTCGTGCAGAGCTTGGTAATATGAGGTATTTGATATACAAAATCACTAACCTCGTTAATGGAAAATATTATATTGGTAGACACAGTACTAATGATATAAATGATTCATATATGGGAAGTGGCATTGGTATTAAAAATGCGATAAAAAAATACGGAATTGAAAACTTCAAAAAAGAAATAATCATCGAGGCAACATCTTCCGATGAATTGTGGGAGATGGAAAAAAATATAGTAAATGATGGCGTTGTTAAAGATAGAATGTCATATAATATGGCATATGGTGGAAAACATTACTTACATGGACTAAAACAGCACAATATAGAGGCGTTTACAAAACACCAAAGCGATGCCGGTAAGAAAGGTGGAAAGGCCGTGCTAAAAAATATTAATAAAGAATGGCACAAAAAAGGTGGATCTGCATCTTCAACAAAACGAAGTGCTATGTATTTATATAAAATAACAACACCAATCGGTGAAATATTCAATGTAAATGGTCTTGAATTTAAGGCAATTTGCGAACAAAGAGGGTGGAACTATAATACTCTGCATTGGAAAAAGTCACAAGGAAAATTTATAAAAAGAGGAGAACACAAAGGATTTAAAGTGGACCTGATTCAATCTCCATGAAATTTAAATAATATTCACA